TTAACTTCTGTAATCTTTGTGTCAGTTTCCGTTTTTGTATACACGTCCACCGCGTCGGCCTTGGTGGCGAGCTTACTGTCAACGTCGGTTTTGCTGTAGGTGGTAGCCGTGTCAGCCTTGGTGGCGAGCTTACTGTCAACGTCGGTTTTGCTGTAGGTGGTAGCCGTGTCAGCCTTGGTGGCGATGGCATTAGCATTATCATTCAACGCGGTATCAATTTTCGACATATCCTCGTTGTAATCTTTGAGCGCGGAGATTTTATCACTACCGTTATTGCTGTATTGGGTGAGATTGTAATTAGGTGTTTTATTAGTGCTAGGCATGGTAATTAGTCCTTAATGTTGTGCAGCTTCGAGTCGCATTATTTTATCTTCGAGTGCTGCCATTTTCAAATCAATGATCTTCATATCATGATTATAGTCATCAATAAACGACACTTTGTCACCGCTTGAACCATATTGCGTGAGTCCATAATTAGGCGTGTGTTGCATACTGGGCATAATATTAGTCCTTAAGCCATAGAATATCATCGCGAGTAATATCACCCGAAACAGTATTAACCTTATTCGTACTATGCAAGTCAAATACGCGCGGATCAACACCGAGTGCGTCGAACTGTGCGGGAGACAATTCGAGATTGTCGAAGTCGGACACGAATAGGCCGTGCGGGCGATCGGCATCATACATATCGTCAAGCGCTCGCTGGAGCGCAACCCGCTGGCCATACACCGACCATACCATGATATTATCGCTGGCCGCCGCCTGCTTAATCATGTCGATAAGCTCGTCACGGAGGTTAGCCATATCAAGCAACATGGCCGCTAGGGTATCCTGCATGGTTTGCACGTCGCCATTAATGATACCCATGTCGCCGTCAACATCCGATTGCACTGACTGGATATGTGCCACAACCTGATTCACATAGTCGAGCAATGTTAAGGTGTCGCGGTAGTTGAATGGCTGTGTTGAGCCTACTCGCTCAAATGCCGGTGGCCGCGTCGTAGGCCATAATGTCTCACTAGGTAACATACATATACCCCTTTCGAGCTTAGAATCTTACTCCAGTATACACGTCCGGCCCGCCATATCGGGGCCATGTCATGCGCGACGGCGTGCCCACTATCCGCATAAACAGGGGTGCCAGCTCCTCTATGACCATCATGTCAATATTAAGCATGGCCGAGCGCCATGCGGTGATAAGCTGCGCCCCGCTCATCCCCGCATAGCCGTGACTATGGACGGTACCATTACCCGAGTCCGACTGGTGGGTAAAATCAGTGGTATTGCTACCACTGCTCGAGCTTGTCGCAGACTGCGACCCGGTGGTATTCGAGTCGGTATCCGAGTTGGTTTGATCTGCGTTAGTCGCATACTGGAGAAAATCAGCTAGGCGCGTCTGCGGGAATTCACTGTGTACTGTGGTGGCGCTTGAATGAGTTTTCGTGGTCGTGTCACTAGTCGTATCGTTTTTACCAGTCTGTTCTGCGCTGCTCTTGGCAGACGATTCCGATGTTTGTGTTTGGTTGGAATCACTATACAAATCTTGGGTAAGCAACGGATCGAATTTGGTTTGCGTGGACACATACAGTTGATTATAATAGGGCATGATTTCGTTCATTTTACGCCCCAAATTAAACGTAAACATTTGCGGTGTTTCTACGCCTATTTCCCTGAAAATATAGTGTTCGATAATTTTACGGTTAAGCCTATTGCGGTACGCTTCGTCAAAAATAGGGTAGTTGTCGAGATGTAATGAGGCGTCATTATCGTACCCAAGGGCGACGAGGTGGCCCAGTTGTGTCGTATAATCCGCGTGAAACTCGGGCATGGCAAGGTCGCTATACGCTCCGCTATTATTCATCGCTATCATCCTCATTCGTGTTTAAAATTCCACCGCTCGTCGTGTCCGACCAGTCCACGCCAATATCATGCAATGCGGGCCACAACAGTTTAATCGTATCGCACGCCTGTTGACGGGCTTTCAAAAAACTCAATCTAAAAATGTTGGTTTTTTCCGATCCGGCCGCCACTTCGCCCGTCAGTAGTCGCTCTTTTTTCTCGGTGTTACTATTTTGAATGCCCATGAAACTCATGCACTCATTCCAAATCTGCGCCTTATCTGACAGCAATTTGTCCGACAAATACGGCGTAGTGTTAGGGAACGATTGGAATTGCGAACCCAAGCCGTCGCCATATACGAGTATCGCGGGCACGCCGTCCTGTTTCTGTTTAATCATATTTTCGAGTGTCAGCCGTTGGTTTTCGTCCTCAACAGTGACGATAAGCGGAATAGACATGTTGTCTAAATTCACGTCTAAAGCCCGGTCTACCATAGCGAGCCGTTGCGCATATAACGTAATAATGTCGTTAAATGGTTGCCTGATAAGATTGTCCCAAATAGGCACGCACTCTTTAGATGTTAATGTTTTATAGCTATAATTGTTAGCTACGGGCGTGAACTCTGTCGCATTAAAATACGGGTTAACGTTACCCTGATATGATGCCGACGTGACCATAAAACGGTGCATATTTTTACGAATATCCGGGAAGAACAGCACCATGCCCTGCTCCAATAGCATCAGCTCAAGGTATCTTGAGTCAATGCCGTTAGGCAACCCGCGCCACGTAAACCGGGCTACGGCCAGCGACTTGAGTAGCTTGGCGTACATGTCGATCCGCGCCGACTGCATGAGCACCGCCCCGTCACTTAGTCCAGCCGTGGGTCGGAATGCCGCCACGGCTTGCTGATATGCTGGATTAGCGTTGCGTATCGTGCGTTTAGTGTTTGTGCTGGCCATATTAATATCGTACCCCCGGCAACGGATTATTGTCAGCATAATCAATAGCACCAATGTCATCGGGACTATTCCACACGGTCACGCCTTTCTCGAAAATACCTTTAAAAGCCAATTTAAATTCCTCGGGGCATGTGCTTGACCTAATGTACAGTTCATGCATTTTCCAAAACGTAAAATGCTCCATAGTCTGCCATGAGGCTGGTGGCTTTAAAAAGCGTTGCACATAGTAGCCGTAGCGGAGCCAATATTCGCCGATGTCACGCATGGCGGCGGGCATGATTTGACGGTACCGCCGCCAAATACGCCACCTATTCGCCGCATACAAGAGCACATCGCCGCCCATCTGCCCGGCCACGTTTGGCGACATGAGTGCCGTGTCCTGTATTTTCGCGTTAATGCCAGCAATAGCGTTAGCATAGTCGCCTGAAGCTACAGCGGTAGCCATGCTCCGGTTCATATCCGCAAATTGCAATGATTGTTGATTGCTTAACCCTGTTTGCTGGCTAGCGTAACTATTGGATTGCGAGGTTTGTGCGTTAGTCGTGTCTACCGTGTTACCGAGCTGGGCGGCACGTGTCTGATTGCCTTGATTGTACGTCGCATTATTGGCATACGCGCCAATGCCGGCACCTACGGCGGCACCGATCGCCCCACCGATATTGCCGGTAGCAGCATTGCCGAGCACATTAGCCACACCCCCGCCGATAGTGTTGAGCTGTTGCATACCGTAGTCAAAATTTGCCTGATTCTGCGCAATATCCGTTGAGCGTGTTGCGGACTGATTGCTAATACCTGCCATGGCGCTACGATTACGATTACTCAAGCCCGTCTGCTGATCAGCGTACCCGGCCGATAGCTGCGCTTGCGCGTACGCATTGTTAATACCCATGGAGGTTTTTTGCTGGCTCCAGTCAGCCGACTGCCTCTGATAGTCAATGCTATGAGCGTTGGACGCGAGGTAGATTTGCCCGGCGTTATTGACCACGGCCAATGAGGGATAATCTACGACGCCGATAGTGCTGTTAAGCATTTCGCCACGCTCCTCGCGCATAGTATCGCCACCATTATCGCCACCATGGAGCGAACGCACGTAAAACGCGGCCCGTGGCGTTGGCGGACCATAGTAGGCCACTTCATGCAACGTGAGATTATTCTGATAAATATCCTGCGGCCTGATAATAATGCTATTCCCGTTCATGAGAGTGATTTCGATCCACGCATAGGGGAATGTTCTGAACTTTTTCAAGTTTTTATACCTGTCAGGTATGATAAAATTGTTCCTAAAATCAACGTCCGTGGCGATATCTTTATCGACGTCAATCTGCCCCATTTGAATAGTATACATTTCGATATTAACGTTAGATTTCCCGAACGGAACCGTGTGCGTGAGGCCGGGATTGCCTGAGAATTGGATATCGTTAGGAATCATATATATTTTTTGGATATTTTGCATAATCCACGGATAATTAGCACCCATTTTCATAAACACGAAAAAGTCGGTAACGGTTTTAAACAGGTACATGTTAATGCCGTTAGGAATGTTGTTAATGGAAACGCCTGACGCCGTAAATATGTTAGGGTTATCGACACTGCCGGCATCGTTGCTTAAGTCGACAGTAGACAACACAACAATTGAGGCGGTAGAGTCTGCTAATTGCGTCCCGTTTTTAATAAAATAATTATACGATTGCGAAGTTATTTGGCTCTCTGAACCCGTGTCCAATCCCTCAGGAATATCAAGATAAGCGCGACCCCCATCCTGCTCGGCATTCTCGTTAGCGATACCGATATGGCCGCGCTCAACATAACAATTACCTAGAGTTACATCGAACTGGAATGATTGCACAACGTCCAACATAATATTAAACTGTGAAACGTACAAATTAACCATAGTAATATTTTGTATAAAATAATACCAATATCGAGGTTGCTCTACTTGCGGGTAATCGTTTTTAACAATAATATAATTATATTGATTAGCCTTATTAAACGGGATATTAAGCTTAACTGGCTGATTAAATCGGTGCCCGGCCGTATTAGTTACCGTAACGCCGGGAAGATTGTTAAAATAATCGTCCTGTGCCTTGTGGTCAGCAAATCGTACAATATCCCTATAGGACATGTCCCACGGTACGTTACACAATTTAAACGACGTGTTCGGCGGGAAATACGCCCACGATAACCCGTTATCCTGCTCAGCCATGCTCTTACCCCTGTCATAAAAATAGGACTCATTACACTATGTAATGAGTCCTATTATACCACGTGGTGTTACGCGACAGTAGTCTTCGACGCCTGAGCCGTTACAGCGAACAGCGTAGCCGAAGCCACAACGTCGCCCGCTTTGACTCCGGTCATGGAGCCATCGACAGCCACGGTAGCCACGTCCGGCTTATCGACCGACCATGTGACCAATGCGGACACGTCGGCTGTCCGACCATCGGTGAGTGTGGCCGTAGCGACCACGCGGCCAACCTTACCGATACCGAGCGTCGCGGGGGCTGTCACCGTGAGGGCTGTGACGAAACCGGACTGCAATCCGAGCAAACCGTCACCACTCACTGGCACTGCAACACGGCCCGAAATTTTCTTGACCACCTCCGGGGTTGCGGGATCAATATATGACACTGTAGCCTCAACAGTAATAGTACTCGCCGTTTCTCCGAGACCAACGCGCAGTACGCCAGTATTCGTAATGGTTGTAAACTGTGAGTCGGTGGGGAGCTTAGCCCCGGCGACATTAGCACCATTTTCAACAATCGTATACGATACGCCAACATTATTGAGGTTGGGGAAATTCGAGGACGTGGCATTAGCCACGACCTGCACTACGCCGCCACGCTGCACGTCGGACGGCTGCACAGCCGGATTGCCAAACTTTTGCAACGCCACCTGCAAGATCGGCGCGTCAATAGTAATATCGCCAAGCGCTTTAATGATTTCCATCGATCCGTCACCCTCCCAAAACAGTACGGCGGGGGCAAACGGAGACAGTGAGATAGCCTCCTTGTGATGGAGGAAGTAATTCGTGTTTTGGCTGATCGGGTTCATGCCACTCGTGGTGGTCAAGTACTGGTAATCCCAAACGTAGAAGAATTGCTTCGTGGTGAGCACGGCCTGCGCTTTTTCCAGTCCGAACATTTCGTACGGAATATCAAAAATACGGGCGTTAGCGGCCATATAGTCCACGCCGAACGCCGCGGCCAATGCGTCAACATCCATGGCCGCATGGACCTCCGGCGTGGTGAAAAGAATCAAATCATCCCGAGACACGACAGACGGCATATGCGCTGCATTATACTCGGTCCACGGCTTGATAGGCAGCTTATAAATCATGGCGCGTACGTTTTTCAACAGCTGTCGTGCCGCCGCCTGCGCGTCCGAGTCAAGCGACACGGACGGCACGTGCACTTTCCAATAGCCGCCCATATTCGCGTACTCGGGGAACAGATTGCACATCGACAAAAATTCATCATTATTATCGGCCGTGACGGGGGACTGCATGATTTCCGCATTCAACATCGACAGTCCACTATCGGCATTCTCGAAAGCCTTACGAACCTGAGACTCATTAATGGTAATCGGATACCAATTCTCACGATTAACCGTATGGAAAACGGACTTAATAGGAGCCTTATAGGTGCCATAAATATCGTCACCCAAGTACTCGTTATTCGGGTCATAAACGTGAGCATTCACCATGCCTACGGCAATTTCCTCTTGCGCAGATCCGTACCGCATGGCGGCGCGCTTAAATTCAGCCAACGGGTTCAGCCAACGAAGTTTATTGATAGAACGGTTGCCAATCTCGTTCACAAGCGCGTCATAAAATTCGTTGCGCACGCTCTCATAGCGCATGAGCGTTTGCAACGTGTCATGCATGGTCGCCTTGGTTGCGGCGGGAATACGCCGCTGAAACTCGGGCGATGCCTCGTCTCGAATAAGATTAATGATGTCGGCGTTAGTGCCCTGTACCAGCGGTCGCACAGATTCGCCATTTTGACTTGTAGCCATGATTGCTCCTATAATTGTGGGTAATTATCCTCTAACAGTGTATCACTCGTCGTCGTCGCTAAATAGGTCATCGTATGAGCGCGGCCTATCGTCTGCGGGTTCTTCCGGTTCTGCGACTTCCCCCTGTCCAATACCCATGGCGTCAAGCATGGCTTTGACCTGCGCTACTTCGTCACGCAACGCCTGAATCTGCGCCCCATAATCCTCACCGGCATCGGCGGGCGTGTCGTCGCCACCGTCCGGTTCCGGGTTAATATCGTCGTTAGGCGTGTCGACGTGGTCCTGCGGCCTATCGTCGGTCGGCTCGGTAGTGGTATCTGTGGTATCGACCATAATTGCTCCTTATATAGTAGTGGACGTCGGGTGCAATCGCGCTCCCGACGTCCGTATGGCATGAGAGCCGTTACACCTCGCGTAGCACAGTGGTTATCAGCCCTCAGCCGCGCGGCGAACCCAATCGCTGATCCACGCGACTCTCACATACAGTCACGAGTGTTAGCTCTGTACCGCTATCAGTGTAGCACAATTTGCTGACCATAATCGTCAACAAAAACACCACCATGCCGAAACTGCTCCCACGGTATCGGCGCAGAGCGCGATACGCCCGCACACACAAGATTAATATGACCGTCCTCTGTTTCTCCCTGATAGCATCCGGTGTTAAGAATTACAAGTCGTTTATATCGTGCTTTAATTTTCCATCGTCCCAACCGCGTGGGGCTGATATCGATGCCATGCACCTCATCACCCACGACAGCAAAACCATCCGTATTAATGGAGACCACGCGACTATTGGCGCGACATGCCGCAATGAGTGTTTGCCGCGCATACGCATTCACAAACATGGCAATAGGGAGATAGTGGCGCGAATTTTTGGGTGTTTCATGCTTAATGGACCACAATAGCTCGCCTGATTCACTATCCCACTGCGGTTCTAACAGACTGTCGCGCGGCACGGTCCCGAATTTTCCTACCAGCGAGTTCAACATGAGTTTAGCGATATTACGCCGAGCGCCCTTACTGGACGATTTGAGCGCATACCAGTGGTCCACATAATCGGTAAACATGTCGCGCTGCGCCCTGAACTTCCAGCCATGCTCATATCGGTACACGCTCACGTCATAGTTATCATAGAGTAATTGCTGATCAATGTCGGTCAGTGCCATGGTGATATAGCCGCGCGTCGACGTGACGCTACTTGCCCTATCGCCTGATAGCATGTCCATGACGCCCAAAAATGCGTAGCCGTCACGTTTCACGTCGGCCCGAAACGTCATGACATCGATATGGCGCGGCATGTCTTCATCATTGACATATGCGCCGTCATATGGCTCAGGTTTCCCGTAGGGGAGGGGCTTATTGCGAAGTTGCGTCGGATACATGCTGTTGCAATCGTAGTCGACCACGTTTTCATATTCGCCCGGTTTGCACGCAATATACCCGCCAAGATACCCAGTCCGCATATCGTTTTCCCACTCGGCGGGAATGGCGGGAAAATTGCGCATAAACTGGGCACCATTTTTTGCGTAATCAGCCATGGCAGCACCGCCGACGGTCATGCCTGATATATTCAGATCGATACATGAGCGCAACGCGCGAATACCAGCCGCAAGCGGCGTATCCCCACCATAGGATTGCTGAAGCTTCAATGCCGACGTGGTACGGAGGAGGTTGCTTAACAAAAACATGCGCGTCGGCACACCCTCGCTATTGCGATACGTAGCATGGTACAAAATACGATTCGTACCACATAGGACACTATACGAATTTTTACGCCCATTACTCAGCGTGATACCATGGGACATCATAGACGCAATCCATGCCATTATCGTGTCTTCGCTTGTGCAATAGATAATGTTAGGTTGCGTTGCCGATATCATCATGCGAGTTATTTTTCGCAAATCAAATGGTTCAGTTTTCCCGGTAATATCCGCTATAATATCCCCGTCAACGATATAATAGTGATCCAATTTAATGCCTTTTCGCCATTTCAAAAAAGTCCAATATTTGCTTTTTAGCCTTAGCTTTTTGCTTTTCGCTTTCAGAAACAAACTTAAATTTATTATTTTTCGCATATTTGCGTACCGTCTCCCACGACTCATATTCGGGAGAATTGCCAATAAAATTACGAACAGCTTTACCGAACGAGGTATTATCCATGAGCCACCGCACTTGCTTATTAGATAGCCGCGAGAATTGGTGCGCCACGTCTTTGCCGAGAGCGCCCTTGAGCTGTGCTTGACGCAGAAAACGCAAATACTGTAATTGTGTTTTCTTCTGCCTAATGCGTTTCTTATTCCGCTCTCTTTTGGCTTTCCTATACGACTTATCGAGTTCGTCACGCTGTCGCTCACTCGGAGACTTCACACGCTTAGCGGCGTCCTTAAGCTCTTTTTTGAGCGTCTGAACGGGCATCCCCTTAACAAAATCAGGATTATTAAGCACATTCACCGTGTTCAGCATATCGCGCAATTCACGGCTACCGCTCAGCGCGTGACTCATCACATTAGGGTTCGGCGCGTCAAGACCATGCCGTTCCCGCCACTGCTGTTGCTCTACCGTCCGACTCTGCCGCAACGCATTATATTCCCTCGCGCGCCCCAACTTTTCCCGCGCCGCAATACGCCGCCGCTGCTGCTGCCGCAACGTTTTCTGCCGTTTAACAGGGGCGCTAGCGATTTCAGCATCCGAGATCAGCGGCCGAGACGCCATATCTTGATCGAGTTTTGACACATGCACTACCGGCACGTTATAATAATCCTCTTGCGCCACTTTCACGATCTGAGCTTTTCGCGCTTCCTGTTTCGCCCCATACAGTTGAGCCGCTTGCCTGAGTTGCGGCACGGTAAGATTATCAAGTTTGTCCATATTAACTTGGTTTAATGATGTAATGTTACGTTGCGCTTCGCTTTTGCGCGCCTGTGCGCTCAATGTTGCTACATGCTGTTTTCGTGCTCTACGCGCGGCCCGTGACGCCATATAATTCCCCGCCCATCTACATGGATAAGACAATGGGGGCCGCATCGTACTGACGAGTATACGACACGACCCCCACTGGGTTAGGTGATGGCTAGCAAGGCAACCTGCCAACCATCACCCATTATAGCACACTAATCAAGGACAAGCGTCTTCAGCGTGTTCTTCGATGCCAACGTGGTCGCCTTAACATGCACGGTCAACGGCTCAGGCCAATTCGCGCCGAACGCTGCCACAAGATTGTACGCCGACCGAGCGATACCAGCCGACTGAGAATAGTAACCCGTGCCATCGGCACCAACCAATGTCGTACCAATGCACGGCACTTCCTCATTAGTGTTACGATCAATACGGACGCTGTGAGTCTGCGCCACGCCAGTAATCTTAATCGGCTTATCTTTCATATCATCCAAAGACTGCGCATTATTCACCGCATTAAACACAGCCTTACGCTCCTCAAATGTCTTCGGATTCAGCGTGTTCACCAACTGAGACACGGGACGGCTCTCAATTTCTTCAATTTCTCCAGTAGTCGCGTTCACTGTTGCGATTTCGTTAGCCATAATATTCACCTATACCTATCTATTTGTTTGTTTATTATTCTTCTACTTCGGACGATGCTTCGGATACGCGCTTAGGCACATATTCCTCATCATCGCCAAACTTTGCCATGCCGTAAAAATCTTTCTCAGACATTTCAGCACGTTGCTTATGCCACGAAAACTCGCGGGGAAGAAAATCAGGCCATTCGCGGCGCGCCTTGCGCTTCAAATATTCCATGTCCTCATGTTTTCCATCGATAACGTGTTCCTGTTCGAGCATATCGCCGTCCGGGGTCATTTCGACGCCCTTAACAACCACATAATGGTGAGTGCGAACTACAGTTCCGCCCTTAATTTTTTCTGCCATAATAATCACCTATCCTTAAATTGTTTATCAGTGTTCAAGTCGAACACCCAAGTATCAGTATACTGAGTAGTATCAAGTTTGTCAAAACTTAAAAAACACCGTGAAACCATGTAATATAATTCCGGGTGATCGGGGAACAATTGTTGCACGTCAAAAGCGTCACCCTGAACAAGATGGACTAACGCCATCCAGCCTATCATAAACGGCCGGTATATGACGCCGGTTATTTCCTCAACATTCAACGCACTGTTCAGCACCTCAAGCCGCGTAGGATGCTCCGACAGGCTAGCGCAAATATGAGCCATTTCCGCCACACTATCACGTATAGCGATCTGAGAGCCATCATGCGAGTACAATTCATCGAGCATCATACAGCCACGGCAAAACAACTCCCACGGCATCCCTTTACGAATATTACGCACATGTAAACGCCTCATATTACCCCTAAACAACATGGCAATACGCTTAGAGCCATGCACTGGATCATCGTCAAAAACACGACGGTCACGAACCGGTATATACAATTGCTCATTATAGCGTTTCACGCTCCTACGACGATTATGCCACGGTTGCGACACAACGCACCACCTTTCCTAAAAGTCAGGGATATCATACACATTCTCCAAGAGACGCGCATCATCCTCATCAACATTCTCCACACCGTCAGCGAAACCATCCTGATAGCCACGAGCATAATCACCGCGATAACACTGAGGGACATCATACGTATCGAGGCGATCAGGTCTACCCTCCTGACCGGTTTTCAAATCAAGCCAACCACGATAATACCCCTCCGCAAAATAGTGTTCAGCCCCATCAGGATTATATCGAGTAAACCTATCAGTGCACCAAGCGCAAAGAAACTCAAGCATTATATATTGCTCCCTATATATTCAACACCAACAGCCAACGCAATAATACTCAATAAAGTCACTAATGTAGACATTTTAGTTATCCTTACCATCATGTTTTTTCACTTCATCGATCATAAGAGGTCTTAAACCGACCAGCAAATTCTCCAATCTATCAATAAAACCTTTACGGATATAATCATTCAAATAAGCTCGCAATGGCTCAGTAATATTCTCGTTCGGCTCAATAAAACTCGTTACCCTAGCATTATTTATCGTAGCATCAATACTATGAGCAAACGAAACCACCAAATCATTAAACCGTTTCTTATTATATTCCAAACCCTCAGCACACTTAGCCAAGTCCTCAAGGTCACGAAAATCAGCCAACGACAACGTAACCGACCCGCCAATATCATTCACACACTTGTTCATAACCACGCCTTTCATTACTACCATACTTTTAACGAAAAATTATTATACTTCACAACCATGAGCACAAAATTCGCAACGGCTTTTAATCTACTGCAAGATAATTCTTGCAGTAGACTATTAACATCCATCAATCCTTAAAGCGCATCGGCACTATCAACGCCACGCCATTATACCCGGGTCGCGTAAACATCCAAGGTTTAACGCTAGGCGACCCGTACGTTGGCGGAGTCATGCGCAACGGTTCGCCTTTAACAACACCTAAAACACTCGCAATATTACTCACAAACACGGGATTAAACGCAACCGACTCAAAACTATTATCAGCAACAGAATCATGTTGAACGAACAACAATTCAAAATTCGGAAAACTCAGTGTAGCCCCAGTAGTCCAAGAATCCGGATCAAGCAAGTCCAATGTATCCTTTGAACCAGCAAGCTTGCTCCAATCATCCAAATTCACGCCATCAATCGCATTCCCAATCATTGAAGCGTAAGACCGATCTATCGGAATATAGGAATTATCTTCAATATCCCGCGACAACTCGCCTAAATTCCAGCGCACAACAGTAAACCGATCACTGAAATAAGCATACTCGCCACGCTTAACAATAGCATGCAACGCCGGACGCTGTTTATTAACATCAACAGCCCTAGACTGTTTGATAATCGCTTTAACTTGGCCCCTTGTAAGAACAACACTACCGTCAGACGAAACACTCATCATAATCACCTAACCTAACCAAAACGCTGCACCTTGCAACTAAAACAAATATACCACACCACAACACAAAACACAAAACACAGGCGCTCCCAGCGTGTCGCAAACACAAACACACGAAAAACAAAACAATAAAACACAAAACAAAACAAACAAAAAAACACGAAAACACACACAACAAAACACGGACAAAACCAGTTAAAAAAAACATATAAAAACACAAAACAAAACAATACAAAAAAACAAATAAAAACGAGACGTGAAAAAAAATGATACAAAAAAAATAAAAGAAAAAAGAAAACAAAAAAACCCGCGGAAACGCGTTGGGGGAAATAAAAAACACCAGAGCCACGCCCCACCACAC